CAAGTCAAACTTTCACCTTTATTGTTTAGGCGACATTCACGCAGGTACTATCCACTGCGTAGAATCTCACGTAAAACGCAAGGTGGCCGAAATTCAGGCAGACGATAACGCCATGTGGATCGGCATGGGTGACATGGGTGATTTTATCGCACCTTCTGACAAAAGATGGTCCGGCGGGCAAATCTCGGAATGGGTAGACCCGGACGACATCGGGGAATCGGTTAGAAACTGGTTAGTCGATTTACTCACCCCAATCAAGCACAAATGTATCGGTTTGATTTACGGCAATCACGAAGTCTCTTACTCTAAACTGACAAACGGCAAAGTCCACGAGCATATCTGCTCTGATTTGGGTGTACCGAATCTGTCATACTCTTGCTTCGTCCGGCTTCATTTCAAAAGGGAAAACAGCCCGGAACGGCATTTGATAACCGGCTGCTTTACTCACGGGGCCGGAAACGCCATTACCGAGGGCGCAAAACTCAACAACCTCATGCGGTTTATGAAGTCGTTTAAAGCTGACTTCTACGGATATGCTCACATCCACGACTATATCCCAAAGTCATTTACGCGGCTGAATGTAGCTGATAACGGTAAAATCACCAATGACCTGGCTATCGGCGCGACAACCGGCTGCTGGTTCAGGACGTACACTCAGGGCATTAACAGTTCTTACGGCGAACAGAAAGTAATGCCGCCCAATGAACTTTGTTGTGCGATGTTTACCATCAACCCCAATACGGACTTTATCGACGTTTCGAGGTCAGTATGAAACACACTCACGACTTTACAAAGTGGATAGCAGAACCGTATCTGAACTTTGAAAGCCGTATCTGTAAGATTTGCCAGCACAAAGAAACACGTTCCGGTAAACCCGTGAAGGCGAAAAAATAGGAGAGAAAATTGCATCACAATAAAAACTTGAAAGTCAAAGGCCCTCCGATTCTATTCCAAACAAAGGAAGTCGTTTTTACCGCGGCCGATGGTAGCACAAAAACGGTTAAAATGAACCGCAAAGAACGGCGCGCAGCGCACCTCTACGGTAACAACATCACGAATATACCTGCGAGCCACTAAATGAAACTTGTCTATGTGGCGGGGCCGTATCGCTCTGAAACTTATGAGGGGCGACAGGCTAATATCGAAAGGGCAAAAGAAGCCGCTATTAAAATATGGCAGTCCGGCGATATTGCATTTTGTCCCCACTTAAACACAATGAATTTTGACGGCCTCGTTCCTGATGATACGTTCTTAGCAGGCGATATCGAGATTCTAGGCCGCTGCGATATTATCTATATGCTAAATGGCTGGCAGGATTCAGCCGGAAGCCGCGCTGAATACCAGTACGCAATAGAACACCGGCTTGAGGTAATACTGGAATGACAACCGAAATTAGGGAGGTTGAATCAAATGAACCTCCGCAAGATAAACCTCCGAGTAAAAGTCGTCTACATCGCCATGCAGGGAGCTTTCCTGCCGTTAATCGTGTTCTTTCAGCACTATCTGGACTGCGGCAAACCCTTGACAGCGGCGGTTCTCTTTCTGGCTTACGAGGTGCTCGTCTTTTTAGATGCCATATTGGCAATTAGGATATTTGGAAAGTAATGATAATTCAAAAGATAGCAATATCAAAGATTAAACCGGCCGCTTACAATCCGCGCAAGGACTTAAAGCCGGGCGACCCTGAATATCTGAAACTCGCCAAGTCCATGAAAGAGTTTGATTTAGTCGAGCCTCTTGTCTGGAATAAGCGCAGCGGGAATCTCGTGGGCGGTCACCAGCGTCTGGCAAGAAAGCGGAGTTAATCAATGGCAAAGAAACAGGTTAAAGGTCATTATGCTCTGCTTACCGATGCCGCACAGGAAACGATAACCAAATACCTGTCAGTCCCCGGCGCCCGTGTTGAGGATGCCTGCAGGGCCGCCGGTATCACCCGCGACTGTTTTTATAAATGGCTGAAACGAGGACGTGAAGAATCAGCAACACCCGATAACTTCGACAAATCACCCCTCTACCAGAACTTCCTGAACGCCGTAGAAAAGGCGTACAGCCTGCAAAAACTTAGACTCGTGAATAACATCTATTCCGATGAGAAGGGCTGGCAGCGGTTCGCCTGGCTGCTGGAGAGACGGTGGCCGGACGAGTACGGCGACAAAGGAAAACAGAAAGTAGAGGTAACGGGCAAAGATGGTAATCCAATACAGGTTGATGTAGATGTCAGAGCAAAAGTCCTTAGCTTATTGTCTCATGGAGCTGCCCGACTCCGAGAGGGAGAAAATAATAAGTCAGCTGTCAGCGGCGGAACTGTTGAAATTCCAGTGGGAGTGGAGAAATTGGGCGAGGTCAAGTCAACTCCCACCTGAAGGCGATTGGCTGGTATGGCTGATTATGGCGGGCCGCGGATTCGGTAAGACCCGGACCGGCGCGGAGTTTATTCGTCATGAGGTAGAAACTGGCAAAGTCAAACATATCGCTCTTGTCGGTATGACTCCGGCGGACGTCCGGGATGTCATGATTGAGGGCGAAAGCGGATTACTTAATGTTTGCCCGCCCTGGAATAAACCCATTTATGAACCTTCAAAACGAAAACTAACATGGCCTAATGGGGTAGTCGGTATCACTTATTCAGGCTATGAACCCGATCAACTTAACGGGCCACAGCACGATATCGCCTGGTGTGACGAGTTGAGAACATGGAAATATGCCACTGAGACGTGGGATATGCTCATGTTGGGGTTAAGGTTAGGTGAACATCCACGGGTAGTGGTGACCACAACTCCGTCACCGATCGCCATCATCCGAAGCCTGATTAAACAGAAAACAACCATTGTGACCCGTGGCAGCACTTACGATAATAGGGCATTTCTGGCCTCCACCTTCTTTGAGCAGGTTATCAGTAAATATCAGGGTACGCGATTAGGCCGTCAGGAAATCGAGGCCGAATTACTTGAGGATGTTCCCGGAGCACTTTGGAAACGTGGTGATATCCTCACTAAAAAAGCTCCAGAATTATCCCGCATAGTGGTGGCTATCGACCCGGCTGTGACATCAACTGAGGGGTCAGATGAAACAGGTATCATTGTGGCCGGAAAGGGAATAGACGGTTTTTATTATGTTTTAGCCGATAGGTCAGCGCGAACAACACCGGACGCATGGGCAAAAAGGGCGGTACAAGCCTATCGTGATTTTAAAGCAGACAGAATTATCGGTGAAACTAATAACGGCGGTGAGATGATTCAACTCACTATCCGCACAGTCGACCGCAATATTCCCTATAAAGCCGTTCATGCCTCAAGGGGCAAGCAAGCACGAGCAGAGCCGATAAGCGCATTATACGAGCAACACAAAGTATTCCATACCCAGCCTTTTACGGAATTAGAAGACCAGTTATGTACTTGGACTCCTGAAACCGGTGATAGCCCTGATAGATTAGACGCTTTAGTATGGGCGCTAACCGAATTGACGGCAGGTAGCGAAACGAGGGTGATGTTCATTTGAAGATATTAAATTTTGAAATCACAAGGTCAACATCCCGGTCCATTATCCCCATGACCAACATCGGCGGCTCACTGGCACAGCCGCCCAAAGCCACACTTGAGCAATTCCTGCGGGCTTATGGCGAGATTGGCTGGTTTCATGCTGTAGTGGCTCTGATAGGCCGTTCAGTTGCCGAGGTTGAATGGACTCTTAACCGCGTGGTTGACGGCGAAACCGAAGAAGTCACGGGTCCGTCCCGGGTTAAGACCGTCATGAATAACCCCAATGAATTCCAGTCCGGTCATGACCTCATGGAACTCACGCAGCTTTATGAAGAACTAACCGGCGAGGGATACTGGCATTTATCCAGTAACGGCGGTAAAGATGAGTTGTGGGCGTTCCCTCCTCATCGAATGAAAGTCGTTATCGACAATAAAGAATATATTGCCGGTTATGTCTTTGCCGGACCCGAGGGCGATATCCCGTTACCTAAAGACGAGATTGTACCCTTTATCTCTCCGAATCCCCTGACACCCTGGCGCGGTATCGGCCCCGCTCAGTCTATCGGTGTTGAACTTGATACACAGACTTATGCCAACCAGACCAATAGGTTCTTTTTCTACAATGGCGCCAGCATGGGCATTATGATTTCATATCCCGGCGATGTACCGGTAGATGAATACAACCGCATGAAAGAGCAATTTCAGAGCGACCACAGGGGCTATGGCCGGGCGCACAGGGCTATCCTGCTGACTAACGGCGCGCAGATCGTTGACCCCAATCAGAAATTCGGCGCACGTGATATGGACTTTATCAACATGCTCAAGAATAACCGTGACGTTATTCTGGGGGCTTACGGTACGTCATACTCCATGCTGGGCGGCTCGGAACACGTGAACCGCGCCACCGCAGAGGCCGCACAGGTTGATTACGCCTCCCGCGTTGTCCGGCCCCGGCTGATGAAGAAGCGCGAGAAGTTGAACAAATTCCTCATTCCCAAACTGACAGACGCTACCGTCCCGAAATCTGCTTACGGATTGCAGAAGTCCCTCCGGGATAACTACGGATACTCGACCGCCGCAGCAGACCAGCGGGTTTATGACCTCAAGGGTTTACTCGGCATCGATGGCGACCTGACCGGCAATGAACACAACCTGAATAAAATCTGGAAGGCCGTGGGTGAATCCACAACCTTGCAGCTCGACTTTGATAATCCTGTCCCGGAAGATACTGTCAATCAGGCTCTCATGATGGACAATGCCGTTAAAGCAGGCCGAATCAGTATCGAAGAATCACGCAACCTGTCCGATATGGGCGCTATCGACCCCACTGAGCATTTTTATATTCCCAGCGGCTTCCAGGTGGTGACGGGCCAGCAGATACTTGACGGAACCATACCGGCCGCAGTTTCGCCCTTTAGTGGTGGCACAGGTGATACCACAGAACCCAAACCCGCAGAAGTACCCGCCAAGACTCCCGAAGAACAGGCGGTCAAGATGTTAAAAGAGATTAAACGGAATTTGTTAAAGTCACATGAGCACTAAACTAATTAACGAAATCGACAGTCTGATTGTAGTTTTAACAGCTCAATCAAGACTGAAGTTTAACCCGAATCATGACCCCGATAATGGCCAATTCGCAGAGGGTGGCGGTGGTGGTGAAAAACTATCCTCTATTCATGAAGTAAAAGATTATAAAAGCGGTGAAGAGAAAGGTACTGCTAAAAGTCCGACTGGTCAAGCGTCAACATGGCACCCTGAAACCGGCGGAGTCCTATTTCATGGTTCCGACTCCGTGGGATGGACAAAATTCAACGGTAGTGAAGTCTTTATGACTGACGACTATCAAGAAGCTGATG